AACTCTCTGCAAGACGTTGACACGGGTCAACAGTCAATGGTCAGAAGGGATCTGAAGCAGTTGGGGACTGAGACAGGCGAGAAACACTTGCCATCCCGCAACCAAACCAGTGACCCGTTCCGCTCTCGGACCAACTGATCAACAAATAGAGCTCGAAGAGTGGTGCCGCAGGGTCGGGGCCGAGCGAGCACTAAGTGGCAAATGGGAGACCGGTGCCAATTACTGCTTGGGCAACCGACTTGCTGCCCTGTATCTGGCCAAGGTGATCGAGGTCTGGGAACGCTCGAAGAACTCTCCTGGCCGCCAGGCCCACATCTGGCAGCTGCTCCACTGCCAGAAAGCTGTTGAGCATGTGGCCCTGGAGAGCCTGGTCTATGTGCTCGCCAACGTTGGAGCTGGACGCACCCTCAATGGCCTAGCTGCACAGCTGGGGAAGAGGGCAGAGATGGTGTTGTTCCTGACTCATCCCGTATGGGGTGGTGGTCAACACCTGAAGGGCCTGAAGCTGGCCAACGGGGGGACGCTGGACATGGGGGCGATGATCAATCGCCTCAAGGACAAGGGCTTCCGCAAGGCGCAGCACTACAGACAGCTGCAGCCTGTTGAACGGATCGGCTTGGGGCTGGTGTTCCTGGAGTGCATCCAGATGGCCACCAAGATGATCGAGATCTACGTGGAGACCAGGCGAGCACGGAGGTACCGGATGGTCCGGTACACCGAGAACTACTGGCAGTTCCTGAACCGCTGGAAGGACAGCCTCACCCTGTTCAAGCCATCGCGGATGCCAATGCTGGTGCCGCCCAAGGCATGGACAGGCCACAGCGAGGGTGGCTTCCTGACCATGCCCACAACAGTGAGCACGGTTGATTGGGCCCGCTGGCCTGAGGTCAGCAAGCACATGCAGCCCTGTGTCCTGGGTGCGATCAACCAGCTGCAGGCTGTGCCCCACCAGTGGGACCACCGGCAAGTGGACCTGATGCTGACGTTGTGGGATCGGGGCCACCGCATTGGATCGCTGCCACCCCGTGAGCGGATGCAGCTGCCGAAGGACTCGGACTTCAAGGAGCAGGGGCTAGGTCCCAGCGCCTACTGGCAAGCGATGTATGAGTTCCGGGCTGACCAAAAGCGTGACGCCCAGCGCACAGCACTGGTCAACGCAACCATCGGATACCGGCGACTGCAGTCAGCTGAACAGCTCCACTGGGTGTGGTCGATGGACCACCGGGGCAGGCTGTACCAGCGCGGCGGACAGCTGAGCACCCAAGGGACCGACCACTTCCGCACCCTGTTCCAGTTCAAGGAGCAGAGCCCGGTGAAGGGCCACGAGGAAGAGCTGGGGCTGTCGATCACCGATGCCTATGGGATCAAGGGTGACCGTGGCCAACGGCTGAAGCACTTCTGGTCAATGACCGTGGCCTACAAGCGGGTGGGTGAGAACCCGCTCGAGATGCTGGCCTTCATCGAGGCAGCCAAAGAGCCGTTCCGTTTTGTCCAGCTGTGCCGTGATCTGGCCGGCTACTTCCGGGACCCGGGCTACACCAGCGGCACCATCCACTGGCTGGATCAGACCTGCTCCGGCTGGGGTCACGTTGCCTGCCTGACTGCTGACCAGACGCTGGCCCAGTACACCAACGTGATCGGACAGGTGCCGGCTGACCTGTACTCAGGCGTTGGTCGGCTGGTTGAAACCAGGATCCAGTGGAAGCTGCGCCATGCCGAACTTGATGACAAGCAGCGGGCGTGTCTCGAGTGGTGGCATGGGCAGCAGGTGCCTCGTTCGTTCTGGAAGGAGACGTTGATGCCCGTGATCTATGGCCGGAGCTACTTGAGCCTGACCGAAACGATCGTCACGTTCTGCCATAACGAACTGAACAACTTCCTGACGCCGGAAGGTATTCGCATCATTGACCTGGCCCGGTCGATGGGGAGCGTGGTCACTGAGGTTGTGAATGAGGCTCTGCCCAACATTCGCGACCTTGCTCGATGGCTTGGAAAGGTGGCCGTCATGCAGATCGACGCAGGTCTCAGGCCGTACTGGTTCACGCCCAATGGCATGGCGATTGAGAGCTACGCATCGGAGACGAGGAGAGACATGATCGAGTTACACCTGGCCGGGCGGAAGGTTAGATGTGACGTGAGACAGGCTGATCACACGAAGCCCGACCGGAAGAAGAGCGTCAGGAAGCTAGTGCCTGACTACATCCACAGCCAGGATGCAGCTTTCCTGCAGAGATTTATCAACCATTGGAGTGTGTATAAGCACCCCATCAACTCAGTGCATGACTGCTTTGGGACCACATTGGAACACGTAGGAACGCTGCGGTCTGAGCTGAATGACCAATGGGCCCGCTTCTACAGCGTGGACTACCTGGAGCTGCATCGAATGATGGTGACCGAGGTGTTGAAGAAGCCCGTACCTGCACCGCCGATGGTGGGAACACTTGATCGCTCACGCATCGGGGAGAATATGTATCTGTTCTCATGACTGATACTTGACCTGTGTCATGCATTGACTAATGTGGCGGGGTTACTCAGCCCCCTTCATGGCCGCAACGGAACTGTCCCCTATCGGAACCTTCATCTACGGAGCCCTGGTCAACCCCAGAACCAACAAGTTCAACGCCACCGCATGGGAATGCGGGCTCAGGCTGACCCTCGAAGAAGCCGAGCCAGTCCTGGCAAAGATCAACGACTGCCTGGCAAACAAGCGCAAGCAGGATCCCCGCTTCCCCGCCAAGGACACCGACCTCAACCTCCCAATCAAACCTGGCAAGACCAAGGACGAGAGCGGTGAGTACGTGCCCGACCCCTCCTCTGTTGTCGTTCAGTTCAAGCGCAACTTCATGGTGCGCCGGAAGGACGGCACCCAGCAGCAAGGCCAGCGCCCGCAGATCTATGACAGCACCGGTGCCAACGTCACCGATCAGATCCAGGACGTGGGCTTCGGCACCAAGCTGCGTGTGGTCTACGAGCCCTACGCCTACAGCGGTGGCAATTTCGGAGTGCAGCTCCAGATCAAAGGCGTTCAGATCGTTGAGATGGCCGAGCGCAACGAGTCCCTGCCTCCCATCGAGGGTGGCTGGGTAGCCAACACCGGAGCAGACGACAACATCGATTCGATCCTGAGCAGTGTTTGATCGCTTCAACCGAGCCAATCGGCAGCGAAAGGACAAGGAGCACCGCTCACAACTCGAGGACCAAGTGGAGAAGGCCCTGTCAGCGCAGGGCTTCTCCCCCTCCTACGAGGTGGACAAGTTCAACTACGTCCTGCACCGCAAGTACACCCCTGACTTCCGAGTTGGGGATGTGTACATCGAGGTCAAGGGCTGGTGGCCATCAGCGGAGCGGACCAAGTTCCTGGCTGTGGTCATGAACAACCCTGGCCTGCCGATCTTTGTTGCTCTGCAACGTCCACATATGACGTTGAGCAAGAAGAGCAAGACGTCCCTCGCGAAGTGGTGCCAAAAGCACGGCATCGCGTGGTGTCCCGTTCCCATCCCCGAAGAGTTCATGCGGCAATGGCTGACTGGATCGAGACCCACCTTCCATGTCCAGGACCCGACTGCGAAAGCTCCGACGGTGCAGCAAGGGCATCTGATGGATCCATCTACTGCTTCAGCTGCGAGGGACGGTTCAACGACGACGGATCCCCCTGGAAAACAAAGCGCACAATGAATGCCGCCCAGCTGCTTGCTGGTGTCCCCCGCTCGGACACCATCGTTGAGAAGGAAGTCCAACTGATCACCGGATCAGTCGGTCCACTACCTGAAAGAGGCATCACCGAAAGGACGACTCGCCTCTATGACTACACGTTCGGTCAGTACCGCGGTCTGACTGCCCACTTCGCCAACTACCGAGATGAGAACGGGCTAGCCACAGCCCAGCACATCCGGTACGGCAGCAAGGAGTTCGCTTGGAACGGTCGATCCAAGGGGAAAAAGATCCAGCTGTTCGGCCAGCACCTGGGCAGCGATGGCACCTTGATCCTCACGGAAGGTGAGATCGACGCCATGTCGGTCTACGAGTGCCTCCACAAATACAGGTCACGCGACAAGTTCGTCGTTGCTTCCATCCCTGATGGAGCT